CTTTTACAAAGAAGTGGGATCCTGGAGCCGATTTCCTGAAGATGACCAATGGTTATATAGAAGGAACTGATATACGTGTCGGCAAGCTTGATAAGAATTCTATTCTGAAGCCTTTGCTAGCCAACACTAAATCATCTCTGACCCCTGAGGAGCAGTGCGTGACAGTTCTAGATGGAGCTGTTCGCGAAATGCTACCTTATGGTAGGGAGGAGTATGAGGATTTCAGATCTCGGGCCCAACGTGTCGCAGACTATCATCTCATAAGTCCTTGGTGTACCCAATTGGAGGTTAACTACGACGAAGCTCGTGCTCGATGGGCACATCGCTACGGCGTCGAGTTGACTTCTTAAACACACCCTGGACCAGCCCGGTATGCTATAAGAGTCCCTCCGTGCGGTGTCCCCCTGCACGCTAAGCGAAAGAGAACCGCTGATACTGATTACGGACGATTGCTAGGCGAAGCTTGAAGGACGCTTTATCAGTGAGTTGGTAGCCCTCGTGCTATCCCCCTATTTAGGGGAGTGTAGACGCACCCGCCAACTTATAGGGTCTTGTTCCCTGAGTCAGGAACTTGACCGACAAATTGACTTACAGACCAACAACAAATAATAGAAAATCAAGAGTCCCCTGAACTAAGCCAACAGCAGTTCGGGATTGATACCCATGAGGCAGGTACTCTCGTAGGCTCCGAGGCACCTGTCGACCCGTCATTCTTCACCACTGATGCACAAGCAGATTTGGCAGGATTTCTATCCAGACCATTACGGATACACAATTACACATGGACGGTGGTAACACCACTAACCATTAATTTTGATCCTTGGCTAGATTACCTGACAACTGATTCCGTTGTAGAAAAGCTTCGAGGTTTTGGAGCTATAAGAGGAAACTTGCATGTAAAATTCACTATAGCAGGTAGCCCCTACTTCTCCGGATGCATCATGGCGTCGTATAACCCACTGCATGTCACTGATTCTCAGCGATTAGATCCTGTCACGGCAGACTACGCACCTATACGAGAATCGCAGAGGCCTAATATTTTGCTTGATCCGTGTCTTTCACAAGGCGGAACTATTGTGTGCCCATTCCACTGGTTTTGGGATGGTTATCCCATTTCAAACATAGGCACATCTTGGTTAGGAACAATCACAATGCGAGATATAGCCACACTGCGTGCAGTGCAACAGACATCCACAGGATGCACTATTATGGTGTATGCCTGGATGGAGGATGTCGCCTTTATTGGTCAGACTGCCCAACTACCTATGGTAACCAAGTCTGATCAGATCCAAA